AGGAGCAAAGCGACATGGGTAGAAAGAGTTTAGAACAGATAAACAAAGAAAGAAAAGCTTTAGGTCTTCCTTTTAGGAAAAGAAAGAAGACATTATATAAGAAGAAGGTGAAGAGTAATGCAATCTTACCAGAGACAAAGAAGAAAAGAAGTCAGGAGATTCTTGCAGTCATGCTTTCGACAGCGGGTAATAAAGTTGTTGAAAAGGTACTTAGTAAAGCTCTCGATGATGACGACAAAGACCAAACAGTCTGTTTAAAAATGGTAATGGATAGAGTTATACCACAAGACTACATGCAAAGAGTTAAGTCAGGTAATAAGATAGAAATACAAATAAGTGGTGTTGACTCACCTGTAAACATTAATGAAGTACAGACTATAGACAACGGAGATGTTATAGATGGCAAGGAATAACTGGGCAAGAGATGCATTTAGGAAAGCACAGAACCTAATGAGTAGAGGTTATGGTGACTTTGAACCTAAAACAGTTGTAACAAAAGACCAACTTAGTGATTTAAGTGATGTTATTACTACGTCCCGACCTTCTATGGTTGGACCTAATGAGTTAGATGAATACATGCAGTCNCCCTGGAATATAGAAACTCCTTTAGATGCAGCTGCTACAGCTGTTAAAGAAGAAGCACCAATAGAGACTATGTATGAAAACGAATTTAATTTAGATACTGTAGAACAAGATGCTATAAATTTAGAAGAAAAGAATGCATATAGAAATAAAGACCCTAATAGAGCACAATCAGCTTTTGATAAATGGGCTGCTCCTGATGACTTAACAGAGCAAGAGTATACTCAGAAACAAACTATGATGGCTATTCAGTTAATTGAGAAAGAACTGAACGATACAAAATATAATTCATTTACTAAGATGACTCCTGGTGAGAAAGAAAAGAGAGATACAAGGATTACTGAGCTCAAGAGAGAACAAACTAGGCTCATGGAGAAGTATAGAGCTAGAGACTTTGCACAGGGTACACCTAAAGAAGAAGCTAGAAAGAAAGTAGAAGAAGGTAAACAATACTACAAAGATAATGAACCAGAATTAATAGAATTAAAAGATAGTATTATAGAAGGTGGTAAGAAAACTTGGAATGAGAACAAAGATAAGTTAGACCCTAACTTTGTAGAGATGATAGAGAAAACAATTCCGGGATTACTAGGTGATGCTAAAGACTATGTTAATGACTTTAACCCTGAAGCAACAAAAGAATGGTTAAATACTAAATATAAACAAGCAACTGCACCAGACTTAGAACAAGATGATGAAGCATCACAATATCTAGACTTCTTAAAAGATAAAGAAGGCTTTGAACCTGAGGCTTATAACAATTTTAATGAGAAGTATGATACTATTGGCTATGGTCATAATGGACCTGATGTAAGAAAAGGTGTAGTACTAAACGAAAGACAAGCAGAAAACTTACTTAGACAAGATATAGAAGAAAGATTACCACAAATTAAAAAAGCTATTCCTAAATTTGATAGTCTACCTATGGAAGTTAAGCAAAATATAGTAGGTTCTTGGTTTAGAGGTAGTTTAAGTGGTTCACCAAAGACTTTAGAATTAATTAATGCAGGTCTTTTTGTACAAGCTGCTNATGAGTTCTTAAATAACAATGAATATAGAACTACAGAAAATAGAGGTGTTAAGAAAAGAATGAAAGCTACAGCAGATGCGTTGAGAAGTTTAGAAGGTAGATGACACAATTACAGGTAAGGTTGCATGAGAAGCAACGAGAAGTATTTGATGACCCACATAGATTTAGAATTGTAGCAGCAGGAAGAAGGTTTGGTAAATCTAGATTAGCAGCTTGGATGTTGCTTATTGAAGCTTTACAATCAGATGCAAAAGATATATTTTATGTAGCACCTACATTCCAACAAGCAAAAGATATTATGTGGGGTGTATTAAAAGACTTAGGTAAAGATGTTATTCAGTCAGCACATGAAAATACATCAGTATTAACTTTAATCAATGGTCGGAAGATACATTTAAAAGGTGCAGATAGACCAGATACACTTCGTGGTGTTGGTTTAGCATTTTTAGTAATTGATGAATATGCAGATATTAAACCTAATGTATGGGAACAGATACTTAGACCAGCATTAGCAGATGTACAAGGTAAAGCATTATTCATAGGAACACCAAAAGGTCGTAACCATTTTTATGACTTATGGAAGTATGCAGAAAAAGAAGATGATAAGGATTGGGAATCATTTCACTATAGTAGTTATGATAACCCATTAATTCCTGAGTCAGAGATTGAAGCTGCTAAAAAGTCTATGAGTAGCTTTGCATTTAGACAAGAGTTCTTAGCAAGTTTTGAAGCTGCTTCTAGGGATATATTTAAAGAGGAGTGGTTACAATATGGAGAAGCTGAAGAAGAGCCTCAAGAAGGTAAGTACTACATTGCAGTTGATTTGGCTGGATTTGTGTCTGTGGATAAAACAGCTGGAAATAAGAATAGGAAACTGGATGAGACATCTATATCAATCGTTAAAGTCCATAGTGAAGGGTGGTGGGTCTCAGAAATAAGACATGGCAGATGGGATATTCATGAAACATGTAATGAAATATTCAATGCAGTTAGAGATTATATGCCACAAAAGATTGGTATTGAGAAAGGAAGTTTAAAAAATGCTTGTGGTCCATATTTAAATGACCTAATGAAACAGAATAACATGTATTTTAGAATAGAGGACTTGAATCACGGCAATAGAAGAAAGAGTGAAAGGATAATTTGGAGTTTACAAGCTATCTTTGAAAAAGGACAAGTTACATTACAGAAAGGTGCTTGGAATAAAGAATTTGCAGACCAGTTAATTAACTTTCCTAACGCACAAATGCATGATGACTTAGTAGATAGTTTAGCTTATATACAACAAATAGCACAAACAGAAGTAATATTTGATGAAGATATAGAAGAAGAATACCAATCACTTGACCCAGTGTCAGGATATTAAATAGGAAAATAAATAATGGATACAGGTAACAATCCGCAACATCAACCTGCTAATAAGCTAGTAACTTGGCTACAGGGTCATCTTGAAGATTGGAGAGATTCACGAGATGATAACTATCTTGATAACTGGAAAGAGTATGAGGCTCTATGGAGAGGTCAGTGGAGAGCTGAAGATAGATTAAGAGAGTCAGAAAGAAGTAGAATTGTTTCTCCTGTCTTACAAGAAGCTATTGAAAATCATGCATCAGAGATAGAAGAAGGTGTATTTGGTAATGGTGATGACTTATTCAGTATAGATGATGACTATATGGATAAGGATGCTAAAGATATTGATTATATGCAATCATATATGAAAGATTGCTTTAAACAAACAGGACTAAGGTCAGCAGTTGGAGAAGTAATACTATTAGCATCAATATATGGTACAGGAATTGGTGAAGTAGTAGTAGCGAAAGAAAAAGAAATGATACCAGCAACAGAACCAATGACTGAAGTAGATGCAGTAGCAATAGGAACTAAGTCTAAAGATAAAGTTAAAGTATTACTAAATCCTATTAGTCCTCAAAACTTTTTAATAGACCCAAATGCTAATGGAATTAAAGATGCTATGGGTTGTGCAGTAGAAGAGTTTGTATCTGCTCACTTAGTAGCTCAGAATATGGAAGATGGTGTTTATCTTAAAAAAGATTTAATGAATCATGCACCAAATGAAAGTGATTTAGAAGAAACTTGGATAGATGAAGAATATGACCAAGATAAAGTTAAGATTGTAAGATATTATGGTCTAGTTCCAGAAAAATTACTTGAAAATCCTGAAACAGGTGAAGTATATGAAGGTGATAGCGATATTCTAGAAGAATATGGTAATTTAGTAGAAGCTATTGTAGTTGTAGGTAACGATAGTGTACTATTAAAGGCAGAAGCTAACCCATATATGTTAAAAGATAGACCTATTGTAGCATATCAAGATGATACTGTACCTAAAAGATTCTGGGGTAGAGGTATTGCAGAAAAAGGCTACAATATGCAGAGAGCTATTGATGCACAACTAAGAGCACACTTAGATTCACTAGCATTAACTACTGCACCAATGATGGGCATGGATGCAACAAGACTTCCTAGAGGAGCTAAGTTTGAAGTAAGACCAGGTAAAACTATTCTTACTAATGGAGACCCTAGAGAAGTATTACAACCATTCCAGTTTGGTCAAACAGATGCAAGTAACTTAGAAACAGCAGCAATGTTCCAGAAGATGTTACTACAAGCAACTAATACAATGAGTACACAAGATGATGTTAAAGCAGCAGCTGGTGGAGATTTATCAGTAGCATTAGCAACAGTACTTAAAAAGAATAAGAGAACATTAGTAAACTTCCAAGATAACTTCTTGGTTCCATTTATTACTAAAGTAGCACATAGATTTATGCAATTTGCACCAGAAGAATTCCCTGTTGCAGATTATAAGTTTATAGCTAATTCATCTTTAGGTAATTTAGCTAAAGAAGTAGAGCAATTACAATACTTAAATCTACTTAAAACATTAGGTCCAAATAGTCCTATTACTCCAATATTATTAGAAGGTGTTATACAGAATTCTAGTATGGAAAATAGAGCTGAGATGACTGAAGCATTACAACAAGGTACAGAAGCTCAGAAAAAACAACAAGCACAAGTATCACAAATTCAAATGGGTCAAGCTCAAGCAGAAATTGGACTTAACCAAGCAGAAGCTCAAGAGAATATGGCACAAGCTCAAAAAGCACAGATGGAAGCTCAGATGATGCCTAAGGAAGTACAAGCTAAACTTATGACATCATTAGCTAATAACTTACCTAGTGAAGCAGAAGAAGCTGAAATGGAATTTAAGCGTAGAAAAGAAGTAGCAGAAATTATGCTTAAACAAGAAGCTCTAAATATTAAGAAACAAGATATGATTGATAATAGAGAAATTGTAGAAATGCAAATGAAGCAAAAACCTGTAGATAAGGTAAAACTTAAACAGGCATAGCACGGTAACATCAATGTTGACCTTATGAACTTCACAAGAGGGATTATCTCAACAGAATTTGTTCTTTTAAATTAAACTTAGGAGAATAACAAATGAAATGGACTACACCTCAAGCAACAGAAATGAGATTTGGTTTTGAAGTTACAATGTATGTAATGAATAAATAAGGTACTTTAAATGAATAAAGAATTACAGAAGTATTACGAAGACAGATTTACAATGTTTACAACACAAGGCTGGAAAGACTTAGTAGTAGATGTTGAGAAAATCAAAGCAACAATTAAGGTTGAAGATATACAGGATGAGAAAACTTTATTTGCACGAAAGGGTGAATTAAGAATCATGAACTGGTTGATTAACCTGAAGGATGTTTCAGAACAAGCGTATAAGGATTTACAAGATGAAAATACTGTTTGATTTTGAATGTAAGGATTGTGGTGTATTTGATAAAATTATTGAATACACTACAGTAACAGATTGCCCAACTTGTGGGAAAGAGTCTAAGAAACTTATTAGTACTCCTACCATAAAGTTAGAAGGTGTATCTGGCGACTTCCCCGATGCTCACGCAAAATGGGCGAAGAAGCACCATGCTCTGAATAAACAACATGGACAATAACTTTAACCAGAGGTAATTTTGGGTTAGTCTCCTTAGTTATCTCCCTATAATGCTTAAATGCACAGGAGAAATAATATGGCTGATATAATAGATGAAGTAGAAGAAGTAGTAGAAGTTCCAGCAGCAGATGTTGCAGTAGAAACTGATTTACCAGATGCTAAACTTGAAAAAGAGTTAACACCCGTTAAAGAAGAAACTGTAAAGGAAGAAGTTGAAGCAGAAGCTACTGAAGATGATGGATTACCTGAGAAGTATAAAGGGAAGACTGCTAAAGAGATTGCAGAAATGCACCAACAAGCTGAAAAACTTATTGGTAAGCAAGGCTCTGAAGTAGGAGAACTTAGAAAGGTAGTTGATGATTTTATCTCTACACAAACATCGAAAGCATCACAGACTACAGAAGCACCTGTAACGACAGAAGAGTTTTATGATAATCCAGCTAAGAATGTGGATAAGAGGATTGATAGTCATCCTGCTATACAGGAAGCACAGAAGGCAGCTAGAGATATGAAGCGCACTGCTACATTAACTAGGCTGAATGCTGAGTATCCTGATTTAGAGAAGACTGTTCAAGACCCTAATTTCGCTGAATGGATTAAAGGCTCTAGAGTTCGCTCCGAACTATATAACAGAGCTGAGGTTGAATTTGATTATGATGCTGCAAAAGAATTATTAGGTACTTGGTCTGATAAACAAGATAGAGTAGCTAAAATTGCAGAAACTAGTAAAATAGATAAAGATAATCAACTCAAAGCAGCTAGTGTTGGAAGTAAGGGGAATAACGAACCTGTTTCTAAAAAGAAATATCGAAGAAGCGATATTATTAAACTTATGCAGACAGACCCAGACAAGTACGATGCATTATCTGATGAGATAATGTTGGCATACCAAGAAGGGCGAGTCATTTAAAAACAATATAGAGAGGAAATTAAAATGGCATATCCAACCCCNCAGGTCACGAATACGACCGCAGCCGTTTTTATACCTGAGATTTGGTCCGACGAGGTCATCGCAGCGTATAAAAGTAATTTAGTAGCGGCTAATGTATTCAAAAAAATGTCTTTCAAAGGTAAGAAAGGAGATGTAATTCATATCCCTAAACCTACAAGAGGCAACGCTTCAGTTAAAGCATCAGAAGCACCAGTAACATTGATTGCTGATACAGAAACAGAAGTATTAGTTCCAATCGATAAACACTATGAATATTCTCGTTTCATTGAGGATATTACAGAAGTACAAGCTCTAGCTTCAATGCGTAGATTCTACACAGACGATGCTGGTTATGCACTTGCAAAACAAGTGGATACTGACATGGTTCAACTAGGTCGAGTAATGAACGCTGGTGATGGTACTGCTGATTATGACGCAGGTTTCACAGGTACTGATGGTACTACATTGTATGATGGTTCTAACGCTGGTGCGTTAACTGACATTGCAATTAGAAACGTCATTCAGAAACTTGATGACCAAGATGTTCCTACTTCAGGAAGGTTCTTTTTAGTACCTCCTTCAGCTAGAAACACTCTTATGGGTCTAGACCGATATACAGCTATGGACTTTGTTGGTGAAGCAGCATCTGCTAACACAATCCGTAATGGTCAAATTGGTAACTTATATGGTATTCCTGTATATGTTACTTCTAACGCTGATACAACAACTGGAGGCGACAGAGTTTGCCTAATGGGTCAAAAAGACGCAGCAGTTTTAGTAGAGCAGTTAGGTGTGCGTTCACAAGTTCAATACAAGCAAGATTACTTGTCAACACTTTATACATCAGATACAATTTATGGTGTACAAGCGTTGAGAGAAGATTCTGCATTTGGACTAGTAGTTCCTGCATAATGAATATTCCCCTCTCACGAGGGGATATTTTTATAGCTACTTTTCTAGTGGCTATAAAGATATAGGAGATTAGAATGGCTTGTACTAAATGTAAACCAATTAAAACATCTGTTAAGTCAGGTAATTTTAGAAAGACTAAATCTGGTGCAGGTATGACTAAGAAAGGAGTAGCTGCTTATAGAAGAGCTAATCCAGGTTCTAAGTTAAAAACAGCAGTAACAGGTAAGGTTAAGAAAGGTTCTAAAGATGCAAAACGACGTAAATCATTTTGTGCAAGGTCTGCAGGACAAGCTAAGAAGTTTCCTAAAGCAGCTAAAGACCCTAATTCAAGATTAAGACAAGCTCGTAAGAGATGGAAATGTTAATAGGAGAAAGTAATGGCAGTATTTAAATGTAATATTTCAGGTAATACAATAGAGGTACATACAGCTTTAGATATACAATCTATGGAAGTACACCCAGGATATACTTTAGTTGAAGAGAAACCTGTAGTAGAAGAAGGACATGTAATACAAGAAGATATTGAGGTAAAAACTAAGAAACCAAAGAAATCTAAAAAAGAACTTTAAGAGGGAAGACAATGGCTATATACAGAGGTGAAGGTGGTGCAACAGACGTAGAAGCAGAACCAGGTAATACT